GAGGTAATGCTTGTTCTATTTTTGATAGACTATCTAATGCTTCAGTGGTGATTTCTTGTGCGTTCTCTGGCGTCGGTTTTGCCAAAGTATCTATTTCATTTTGGGGAAGTTCAAAGAGTTCTTCTAGTCGTTTGGTCATAAAAGTATTTAGTTACTTTCGTGAACCATTTCTAAAAAGGTCATCCTCAGTTATTACACGAAAGGCAAAACCTTGCATTTTGCAATATGCTGTAGCTGCGGCCCATTTAGCATGATTTACAGCAACAACAGCCCTATCTCTTGCACTTGCTGCACGACTTTCTATTAAACTTTGCTTTTTGGGTTTAATCTCTACTACTTCAGCAATTGCTTTCCCAAACTTGTTTTGATAAACAACAAAGAAGTCTGGAATATAGTTATGCACTTTACCATCTAATGGGCTACGATATGGAATAGACATTGATTCACTAGCCCAATGTGTTACATTATTATGAGTATCGCAGAAGGTCATGAATGTTAATTCCCATCCTGAACGATATTTAGGCTTATGTTTACCTACATATTTTTGTGGGTTTTTAGGAGTGTATATGCCTTGTGCCCAGTTACCCATAATTATTGAACGATGTTACGTGCTACTGTTTGATTTGCTTTGGGTACGATACTTATACCATACAATGAAGTTTTGCTTTTAAAACTATTAAGATAGTATGCAAGAGTTTGATTCATCACCATTTTTTTAGTGCCTTTGATTTGATCTAATAAATCAAGTGCATTAATGCCTGTTTCTTGTGATATTCTGAATAATACTGCTGTAAAGTTATTTGCAATATTTTTAGTAGTACAAACTGACACAAAATATCCATGAACGATATCATATTCATTTCCGTTAACATTTAAGTTAAAGGAATAAAATGAATCAAAAATTTGAACGGTTTGGTCCAATGCTGTACGATGATCTATAATTTGTGCCATATTAATATTTATCCACCTGAAGGGCCCGGGGGAGAAGAATTAGAACTTCCTGCATTACGATTTGCCCCAATTTGAGCAGGGCCAGATTGAGCATTAACAGGGAAGGCACGTGCCGTGCCTATTAGAGAAGGGGTCGCACCAAATATAGGTGTATTAACAGTTAAATTTCTATTAGGTGTTTGTCCAACTGAATTTATTATACCAGCTGTAAGTTCTGACTTAGCAAGACTTACTATATTAGTATTTTTAAATGTATTATATGTTGTTCCGGCTGCTTGAATAGCACCTAAAATATTATCATTAGCAAGAGCATTCATTACTCCACCTACCCCATCTACTAATCCACCTTGACCTAAAATGTTTTTATTTGAACCCGGTCTTGATATTGGACTTAATGTTCTATCGTAGGTAGCTTCATCCCCAAATCCAGTAACAATATTACTAGGTGATTTTCCGTCAATGGCACCCTCATTATATACTACAGTTTCATAATCTAATGTCATTTGATTTTCCATAGTACCATTGCCTTGAGAATAATCATATGTGTCATGTGTAAATCTTGTAATGATAGGATTTATTAAAGTATATGCTGCAAAGTTATGTTGATTGAATCCAAATATAGTTATATTTTTAAAGAAAGGTATTTTTTCACCAGTTGACAACATCGCATCACCAATATAACCCCAATCATCGTTACCTGTAATTGAAGGTTTATATAATGTTCGTGTATTATATACCGCATCAGTTGCTCCTGATCTTGCTCCACCACCACTTACAGTTGTTGTAGGATTTGCACCTTTTGATCCTGCAAATATAACTTGCGGCTTTGTTCCATCCGCATAATAATAATTATAATATGTTTTCCACAAACTTCTTACAGTACCACCTGATATAGGATTACCAGGTCCACTACCGTTGTCATCATGGAATGTAATGTCTACTGCATCATATTTTATTTTTGTTTGTATGATTCGTTTACGATTATATTGATTAAGTTGAAACGTATCAAATTGAAAGCTAGGTAATTTTATTGATTTGACTAGCAATCCATAATTTGCAATTGGTGCGCCGGCTGCTGGATTAATTTGAAAATATACATGAAATAAGAATTTAAATTTAGGCGCATTCTGATAAGATGTATTTCTAAATGTTTTACTAGCATGGGTGTAGTCACGAAGGAAATCGCTGCCGAAAAATGTTCCGGCAGCGCCCTGTAGTAAGTTTTGAAAAAATCCAGACATGCTAGATTTATTTAGTTATAGTTCTAATTATAAAGAACTACCAATACCTGTAGCAATTGATCCTGCTGTTCTACCAATAGTAGAACCAACACCAGATCCAATTGGTGATTGAATTGCGTTATCAAAGCGTAATGTCATTGAGATTGTTACTGCTTCATTAGTACCATAATTCAATGTATTGTAGTTAGCTGTTTGAACAAAGCAACCATACAATTCCCAAGTTTCTAAAACGATTGGAGCATTTGTACCGTTACCGCCGTCTAAGATTTCAATATTTGTTTGAAACTTATAATCTTGACCAGTTGCAGCACTTGCTTGCTCAACAAAGTCCATTTGCTTCTGTAATTGTTGACCAACTAATTTAGATACACTGTTTGAAGCATCATCACGAATGTTGATAGACATTGTTTGCCATGTAGCTTTACCTGCCAAATACATTGTTGAGTTGTAAATTGGTAATGTAATTTCTTGGAATTGCACTTGTGGTCTAGAACAATCAATAACTTGTTTAGTTAATTCTACTGTGCTTGTGTTTGTTCCAAAATTCAAAAAGTTTACTCTGAATCTAAATTGTAATTTGGGCATTAGTAAGCCCTGATTGCCACCGGCATTATCAGATGCTACTGTCATGTTGAACAATGATTGTGAGGCTGTTGCCATTTTATATTTCTCCTGTTAATCTTATTTATCTTAAATAAACAGATAACCCCTCTCGGGGTTATCCTAGTTTATTATAATGATGCTATCTCACCTGTGTTTAAAACACGAACTGGGATGTAAATGAATTCAGCTGCCTTAACTGGTTCAAGTGCAACATCAACCCATAGTTCATTTCTATCTATTCTAGCTGGGGTATTGTTACTTTCGTCACATATTACCAAGTAGTCATAGATACCGCGTTTTGCCTTTAAATCAACCATCAATGTTTGAACGACACCTGCAATTTGATTACGTGTCAATGCATCGTTGGGTTCAAATACGAACGGTCTTGCAGCTAATGTTAATTGTCTACGTACATAAGCAATTAGTCGTGCAACGTTAGTTCTGTCTAATGCACTAGAACTGTTGAAACTTGTCTTGTTACCATAATTCAACAATCCAATACCTGTAAAGAATACTAATGGATTGATAAAGTTAATGTACAATACATCACGTATACCAATTTGTGTCTTAGTAGTAACAAACTCACCTGTAACTGAATCAACATAACCAATGTTTGTAGCATTGTCAATGATACCGCGGCGTGTGCCTGCTGCTGCTAACCAAGGATAACTGATTGTGTCATTACGCAAGAATGTACGTAACATCATGTGACTTGGAGGAACAGCAACTAAGTTACCACTTAGATCACTTGTAATACCACTTGGATAGAACAATCCTAAATATGTATTACGTGTTACTAAACCTTCTTCACCTGTGCTTGTTGCACCTGCTGCATTAGTTGCCCATGCTTGAATATCAGTAGCATTTGGAGGTAATCTCATTGGTGTATCACCGATAATATAACCTGTTTCACCGCGATCAGCATTCAATACAACCATGTTAGGTTGTAATTCTGGATAGTAAGGTGTAGCCATCAAGTTAAAGAAGTTATCTTCATCACGAATATCAGTGTTAGTATCAATTACTGAACGTAATGATTTAACAACCATAGCACGTTGTGCTTGACGACCCATATATGGACTGCCGTTTGATTGTAATCCACTCTCAGTAACCCATGCGCTTGTTTGATTTGGCAATGATTGTCCTGGGAATGAAATGCTATTAAAATAATTTACAATATATTGTTTTACATTGTAACCTGAACGGCGTGAGTTAAATAACAACATACCAGTTGGATATGCAGCTGGATTTGGTGCATCTAAATCAAGATAATCACTACTCAATAAACTTTTGATTGTTGGAATAGGATCATCAATTGGACTTGTATCACCATTAGTAGCCCAACGTGCATCAGCAAACAATACACCCAGGCTGCTAGTTTGATCGGCATTGTCGATCAAAACCCATGCGTCAGTTCCGCCAACATCTTGCCAACGACTAATAACCGGATACATTTCTAAATCAGTTGTGTTTATCCATAAATCACCGTATACTAAAGCTGTACCATCACTTTGAGTGGTTGGTTCAGTTGCAGCAATGATAGGGCCATTTGGATCTGTAGTATTAACGCCTGAAGGAAGAGGGAAACCACTTGAAGAATAGTTTATATTTTTATAACCATTCCATTGTCCGTTTGCATTTACCATGATATCAACTTCATCAATAACGCTATAGAACCAATTTGTTCCGTTAGCTGGAGCAGCTACCGGAGCACCTTCGTTTGCAGTAAACATTAATTCTACCCAATTACTACATTGAACATTGTATTGTATTGAAGGGGATCCTGTACTATATGTTACTGATGCTATTGAGCCGCCGGTGCCAACTTCTGCAACAATAAGTGTTAAATCATTAGCAGTATCTACTCCACCTAAATTACTACCTAATATAGTAATAGTATCACCTACTGCATAACCTCCGCCTGGATTAGTGACTCCACTTCCTGAGATTAAATATACATTATAATTTTTTGATACATTAAAAGTAGCAAGAGTTCCGCCGCCTGTCTGACTATCTGCAAGTAATGCAGTAAAACTTACTGGAACTGATGTACCGAATTTAGTAAAGTTAGTCATTCCTACAACAAATCCCATTTGTTCTAGTATACCTGCACTAAATCCTTGATCTACACCAGAAGTTTGAATAATATCATTGATTAATATTTCACCACCAAAGGTATGAGTTAATTGAACAGCACCGTCTGTTGTTACAGATGCTGTTGTGAATGGTATTCTAGCGGCTTGCCATGCAGCTACCACATCAGTTGGAGTATTGCCATTTGATATACTTACAGTATATGACCCAGATAATGATCCTGCACCTGGAATACTTACTTGAACATATAAATTTTGTGTAGTACTCGGTATGTCAACAAGAGTAAAATTAGTTTCTGTTCCGGTTACTACTGTTTGACCTAATGCACTTCTTTCCCATAAATATACAGGACCCGTATCAAATTGACCAGCAACAGTATATTGTCCATATACCGTGCCAGCTGGAATAGTGAGTCCGCCAGTAGCATCTAAAATTGCACTAATAGCCCAATCAGATGTTTCTAAAGCAACATTTTTTGCCTGCCATGATGCTGTTGTTGTACTGTATTCTGATACAATTGGATTTAATCCAAGACCTGAACTACCTACTTTAATCCAAACAGAACCAGTTGGGTGAGGAGAGGATTGACCGGTAGACCATAATGGCATTTGAGCAGACGTGCCATATTGAATGTCAGGTTGTAAATAATTTCCAATAGTAATTCCTAACTGAGTTAAAACATTGCCAACTGGATTACTTATATTAAGATATCCACCATATATACCAGGTAATGAAGTATAAAGTGTTAATCTACCTGATACTACCGCTGCACGTAGATATGAGTATCCTAATCCATTGATTTGTGATGCAAGTGCGGTAACATTGTTATTGCTTGGAGAACTACCTACAGTAATAGTAGCAGTAAATTGTCCATTTACAGTTATGTCAAATGAATTAGTAGGAGTTAACGTAGGATTACTTGCAGTACCTTGTACGCAAGGAATATCATTAGCCCAGTCTATGCTTCCAAGTGCAACCCATACATTATCAGTAGTTTTGTACCAGTATGTAGCTGCTGAAGTAGGAGAAACGTTTCCTTCAATTGTTGCATTGACTGCATATTGTCCAACGTTACCAATACTGTTTAATGGGGCAGAACCACTTAATTGTGCTGCATCACTAATAACAATAGGAGTTTGTAATACAAAACTACCACTAGTACGATTAAATCTGTATATACCCCAATTTGTAGTAGTTGTATCTAACCACCATGATCCTGCAGCAGGAGCACCAACTGGACGACCTGTTTGTCCCACTAAACTTGCCAAATCAATGTCAGCACGTAATACATAACAACGATTAGTAGTTCCCAATAAGGAATAAGCTGCTAATAGACCGTATTCGTTTAATTCGTAACCCTGAATAGGAGTTCCGTTTGTTGTGGTATAGAAGAACGGAGTTCCATACAAGTTTACTAAGTCTCGTTGACTTGTTACTTGATATAATTTTCCTGCATTGGCTGCGGTTGTGCCTACAGCAACACCGGTGCCTGTTGGATTAGCTTTGTTTTGTGCAGTTGCTAATACAACTAACGGGACTGAACCGGCTGGTGCTGGTAAATATTGACTTTGGTCAATGATTGTGACTTCTACGCCTGGAGATGTTAATGCCATTTTATTTTTCCTTTATGTAAAATTTTGAGGTTTACTACCTGATTGCATACTATTATTTATTAATAAATTCAAAAAAGTCGGTTTAACCATACCTTCAAAGGTTAAAAAGACTA